GAAGCGTTCAACGCCGCAATCGCCCACAGCGAGCAAGTCTTTGAGCAAATCGGACACAGGCAAATCTACCTCAAACTCCTTGAGAGGGGTTGGTATGTCGAAGCGGGTAAAAGTGCCGTCGAAGCAATGAAGCGGGCGAATTTTGTTGATGTGGTTCGGTTTATCAGTATGGAAAATGCAAATTTATGACAGTCGAAATACTAAACTTCACCGAGGCGCTACGCCTTACGGATACTGGAAAGCGGATAATTAAGGCAAAGCAGTACGAGAAAGTAATGATTCAAATTAAGGCAAACAATGAACGTCCTACTCACTGACATATACGCCGCCTTCCGTGATTCTGTCCGGTTCTACCCCCGGCATGAATTGAAGTGCAATCAGTTGCAAACGTGGCGGGTTCTGCAAAAGTCGATGGCGGTTGAAATTTCGACGCCTAACCTGGGCGCAACGATTTGCGACAAGGATAAGCCGTTCTTTTGGTCGCGTCTTTGGCATGAAAAGGCGTACAACCCGAATAGCATTGTTTGGGAGTTCCCGCTGTTATATGCTTTTGAGAACGAAAGCACAATGATCAACCCCATTGGCGGCAACGGCGTAATTATTTCAAGTGTTCAGGTAGGTGTATTGGATGTTTGGGTAGACGATAAGGACGGCAGGAAGTGTGTAGGGTGTGGAGCAAGGACGGTGAACGAAATTTATTTTGGCACCGAAACGATGCTGCTTTCATCGCTTCGGTATGTGAATAATACACGCGGTTACCAGGTGGACGGCGGCGCGGCGGTGTGGGCAAATTCTGACTTCATTGCGCAGGGTATTGCCGCACAAAGATTCGATGCCGTCCCGGTTGCCCCGTCAATTTTGACCGCATCGCAAAAGTACAACGCCGAAGCGCCTACTTTCCGGGTGGAGCGGTCGGCAGAAAACATATACGGCACGGCGGTTAATCTTCGCTTTGCCGTCAACGCTTGCCCTGAAACCGAATGGAATTTCACCGAAACCGACTTTGGCGTGTTGGCGCAGGAGGCGGGATGCAAAACGTGTTAATTATGCCTATCACAGAAGATGTACTAATGATATGCCAACCGTTACTGACAAACTAACTACCGCCATACGTGCGGCAATGACCGACCTGCAAAAGCGGCTTATTGCTGAATTGCAGGCACAGGGGCACCGGCTTACCGGGGCGCTGGAAAAGTCTATTCAATATGAGGTGAAAGTTGAAGGCGATACGATCACGGCGGTAATGACGGCCTTAGATTACGGTTTGGTAATGGAGTTTGGCGTACCGGCCAACCGGATACCATACGGAAAAGGCGGGGGCGGAACATCAAAATACATTCAGGGCCTTGTCCGGTTTTTCACCCTTCGGGGTTTGGGCAGCCGGGAAGCATTGAGCGCCGCGTTTGCCACAGCGAAGAAACACAAACGGGAAGGGATGCCGTCGCGGGGTAGTTATGCGTTTTCCTCGAACGGACGCCGGACGGGGTTTGTTAAAAACACGCTGGAACAATATTTGCCCCTGTTGACCGACTTAATCGGCACCGAATCGGGCCGGGTAGTTGATTTGATAATTGGCGATGACATTAGGTTGGAACCTTACAAAATAGCAGCATGACAAAATTAGAGTGGAGCGAAGAACAACAGGTTTTCCATTACAACAGCGCCGGCAGCCGTGCAATGGAAAATTCAAACGGATTTGAGACAATTATGGAATGCGCGGATGAAGGCGAAGCCTCTCTATTTGCATACTTCTTGCAAGTGCAATATCTTCACAGGGGCATCAAATTAACGACCAAAGAGGCAGTGTTTACGTTGTTCAATTTAGACCAACTTTTGAAAAAGATAAAACCGGCTGGAGCAACCCGGTAAATGGCACAAAAGGTAATATTTGAACTTGTTGTTCAAGATGTCGGGCTAACCGCTCGCATCGAACAGACACGGCAATCAATCCGTGATCTAAATAAAGAGATACGCCAAAATCCGGGGCCGGAACGGTTCGCGCAAATAGCGGCGGAACTGTCGAAAAACCGGCGGGAACTAACCGAACTGAATAAACAGCAAAAGGAACTGAACCGCGAAATGAACGCGCTAAAGGTTCCGAAAGATAGTTTGGCCGGGTTACGCCTGGAATACTCCAAACTGTCGCAGGCCGTTGCACAACTTTCGGCAGAAGAGCGCAAAAGCCAATTTGGGCAAAGCCTTATCAAAAACGCCCGCAACGTTAAGGCCGAAATTGACGGCGTTGAACAGTCAATTGGGCGCTTTACGGGCAATGTCGGGAACTATCGCAGCGCATTAAACGGGATTGGGCAGGCGTTCGCCGCGTTGGGTATCGGTGCAAGCCTGGGTGAAATAATCGGCATTAATACACGTATTTCCGACAGCATAGCCGACGTTGCCAAAACAGCCGGGATAACGACGGCGGAGGCGCAAAAACTTGCCGATACCCTCGAATTTCGGGACACCCGAACAAGCCTTGTCGATCAATTACAGATAGCGCAAATCGGCGGGCAATTAGGCATTGCCAACAATCAACTCGAAACATTCACAGAATCGGTAGACGTTCTGAATGTCTCCCTGGGGGATCAATTCGGCGGGGTTGAAGAAATTACCCGCGTTATTGCCGGACTTCGCAATGTGCTTACCGATTTCCGCACGGATGACGTTTCGGGCGATGTGCTGAAATTAGGTAATGCGCTCAACTTCCTGGAAGCGCAAGGGGCCGCAACCGCTCCAACCATTGCGGAGTTTGTTAACCGGATTTCAGGCACAGCAATCCCTTTGGGAGTAACAACGGAGGAAATATTCGGCCTTTCGACTGCTTTGGCAGAATTGAACATTAACCCGGAACGGGGCGCAACGGCAATCAGTAGCCTATTGATTGAAATTGCCAGAGCGCCGGATGTGTTCGCAAAGTCGCTCGGTTTTTCCAAAAAGGAAACCGAAGATTTCGCGGAACTGGTAAACAAGGACTTGGTTGGGGCGCTTGCCCTGGTATCGAAAACAATTGCCGAAGGCGGCGACGGCACAAAGAACTTCGCGCAAACGTTGGATGATATTGGCATAGGCAGGCAGGGCGCTATCGAAGCATTAGGTAAGTTGGGCGGGAATACCGAACTACTCACCTTGCGGATCAAGGAAAGCGGCGTTGCCTTACAGGCAACAGATAGCGTGTACGCTGAATTTGACAAGAAGAACAACAACGCGGCGGCGGCGGTCGCCAAACTACAAAACTCGATTGTCAACCTTATTGCCAGCGAGGGAGCGCAGGATGCTATCGAGGGAGTGGCAAAGGCGGTGACCGGATTAGTTACGATATTGGGCGAAGGGCTGAAAATTATATCTGAAAACTCTACCGAATTTAAGGCGCTCGGATTAGCGCTATTGGCGTTCACCGGGCCGGGACAAAAATTGGCCGCTGTAATGGCCGAAATTAGCGCGATTACGAAAGTAACAACGTTAGGCATAACGGCGCAAACAACGGCAACGGTTACGCAAACGGTCGCTACACAGGCCCAAACGGTTGCAACCAATTTCTTAGCCGCTGCTCAAAAGGCGCTCCCCCTGTTGGCCCTTGTAGCCGGGATATACGCCGTAACAAAGGCCATTGAAATATACAACACCAATCTTTCAGCCGCCGACAAGGCAACGCGGGCGGTAGCCGATGCACAGGAAGAGATAGCACAATCGAGCGCCAAAGAGGTTGCCGCCCTGAATGCGTCAATCGGTGTACTGAAAGACAGCGCAGCAAGCCAGGATGAGCGGGCGGCGGCAATTAAGCGCCTAAATGAACAGTACCCGGAATACTTGCAAGGTATTGACCTGGAAAAGCAATCAACCGCGCAACTAACGGTCATTCAGCGGGAGTTAACCAATGAGATTGTACGCGGGGCAGCCGCACGGGCAAAGGCAACGGCACAGGCAGAGGTAGCCGGGCGCATAGTAGCGAAAGAATTGGAATTGGCAGAACTTCGCCGCAAACAGGATGAGGGAGGCTTTTCATTTCAGGATCGGGCGTTTTTGATCCGAAAAGAGGAGGAGCAACTTAAATCCTTACGGTCGGAATTGGATGAGGTCGGAAAGCAATTCGACCAGGTGTTTGCCCTTGACCGTCCGGCGCAAACGTCGGTGCTTAATTTGGTTGACCCGAAAAGCCTGAAAGAACAAACCGACATTACCAAACTAACTATTGCCGAACTTGAAAAATTAGGCACCGATGCCGCAAAGGCGGAAATAGCCAGGCGGCGAAAAACGTCGGGTGATCTAAGCAAAGAAGAACAAGCCGCCGCCGAAAAGCGGAAACGCGAAAAGGAAAAGGCGGCAGAAGATGAGGCAAAGGTGGTCGAAGCGCAGCAAAAGCGGATTCAAGAAATTAACAAGTCGATCCGCGATTTGCAACTTGGAGACGAAAACACGTTCGACGGCAAATTAGAAGCCCTCGAAAATCGGCGGGTTGATGCGCTTCAAAAGAATGCCGACCGCCTGGAAGTATTACGCGCTAAGGTAAGCCAACAAACAGGCAAGCCCGCGCCGGGCGAAACGGGGGCCGCATTGGTCGGGCAAATCCCTAATGCATTACCGGCAGATATAACAGAGGCGCAATTGATTGACGTTGAGACGGCGGCAATCGGCGGGGCGTTCGATGACCAACGTAACGAACTATTCCGACAACGTGAACGGACACAGAAAGATCAGGAAGATCAATTGCGATCCATGCTCGACGAGGTTAACCGCATCGCAGCGGATAACGAGGCCGCAATTGCCGAAAGTGTTGGCCGCGACATTGAGCAGTCGTTCACCGTTCGCCGTGATTCGATTGAACGGGAATTTAAGGAGCGCAACGAATCGCTTTTGAAGTCGCTTTCCACCGGGGAAATAAGCCAACGCCAATTTGATGAGCAGGAACTAAGCAACAGCATTGAGCAAAGCAACCGTATAATTGCCCTTGAGCAGGAACGCGCTACCCGGATAACGGAAGTTACCGAACAAATCAAAGAGGTCAAAATAGCAGCCGCAAAGGCCGCATTAGACGCCGAATTAAACCAGATTGACCGGCAACGCGGTACGGATGTGCAACAGGTAGAGCAGGATGCGACGCTTTCCACGTCGGATGCCGCTGCCAAAATATCTGCAATAAACGAAAAGGCTGCCGAAGATGCGAAGGCCGCACAGAT